AAGGGTATGCCTGACGTTTATGTTGACAGGTGGTCACACGGCAAGCGAAATGCTTTTCAGAAGGTGTATTGCGCTGTTCATGTTCCTGAAGACTGCCCACATCCAAATGACCGTGTGTATGCAATTCCAAAGACTGTCTGGAGGCCATTGAAATGAGCAGAACACACGCACTGAAGAAGTTGTTAGAGCATGGTCCTTTGACAAGACGCGAGATTGTTGAGATTACTGGCTGGAAAGCAAAGCAGGTCCATTTCACGCTGGCCTATCTTTCTCAGACTGGTGCAATTGTCAAACAAGAAAAAGCGTGGGCATTAGGGTAACTACCGTGGCGTTTAGCAGAAAAACTATATCCAATGAGGGTGATAGGTACAGGATAGAACTTGGCGAGGCTAGGGTTCTATACCGCACCTATGAATCCACAGGGCGAAAGGTTTTAACTCCTGTCCGCATGGAGTGGCTAGAAAAAACCTATGGCTCTGGTGCTGTAAAGCGGATCAGAGAAATGATGATGAAATTACAAAGTGGTGAACTTGAATGAGATACGCTGCCCGAGTGGACGCTAACCAAGCGCAAATCGTTTCAGCACTAAGAGCCGCTGGCGCTTATGTCTGGATTATTGGTCTGCCTGTTGACCTTTTGGTTGGATACAACAACCAGACATTCTTGGTAGAAATCAAGGATGGCCCTAAAAAGCGTTTAACGAAGCTACAACAAGACTTTTTTGAAAACTGGTCTGGTAGTACGCTGGCAAGGATTGATGGCCATGAAGCGGCTTTACGAATGATTGGGGTTGCCAAGTGAAAGTCACCCTTCATAACGCCCAACAAGGGCATACAGTCATAACAGACATATGGCAAAAGGCCAAGCCTTACCTGTTGGCTGGTAACAAGCTGGTCCTGACGATTGAACAAGAAAAGCGCAGCCAAGAACAAAACGCCTTGATGTGGTCTGTGCTGACAGACTTATCAAAACAAGTGATGTGGCATGGCGAGAAGCTGACCAAAGACGAGTTCAAAGATTTGCTGACTGCTGGCCTGAAAAAGCAACGGGCAATCCCCGGCATTGATGGCGGGTTTGTTGTTCTTGGAGCATCAACCAGCAAGATGACCAAACCAGAAATGTCTGACCTGATAACGCTTGCACACGCCTTTGGTGATGAGCGAAGTGTTAAGTGGTCGCCTACAAGCATTGGTGAGTTCCATGACGAAGGATGAGAAGGCGCACAAGAACGCAGTTGCTCAGTTGGGTTGCGCTCTTTGCTATCACTTACATGGGCCACACGATCCAGCGCCCGTGGAGCTTCACCATCTAAGGGCTGGTGGTTGGGGTAAAGGCGACTACAAAACACTGATACCACTATGTGCTGAACACCACCGGGGCAACACAGGTGTTCACGGCCTTGGCACTAAAGGCTTTGTTAAGCACTACAACATCACACAGCAAGAACTTTTAGATTGGACGCTTTTAAGGGTTTCTCCTAATGTAAAAGACTAGAAATGTGTTGACAATAACTCTATCAACAACAGGAGATGTCCATGTCAGATTTTGAGTACACCACAACATTGAACGGCGCTATCGTTTCGGTATGGCTTGATGTTTCTTGGGATGACGGTAATGCAATCCCTTCTTTCAACGGTATTTATTACGAGTGCCAAGACATCACGCCAGTTCTGAGCAAAGAACAAATTGCGGAACTTGAGATGGAAGCTGAAAAAGGGTTTTTTGAATCTGGTTGGGAGTCTGCAAATGGCTACTGATCTGCGAACTGAATTGATGGAAGACACAACCACTTATTGCTGTTATTGCGGCATGGTGAAAGTTAGCTTTGGCTGCTGCGGTGAAAACCACTTTGAAACATTCGCACAGATGAACAAAGAAACCCAAGAATCTATCTTGAGCGACATGGGGGAAGAATGATGGATAAAGACACTGATTTGAAGCTGGAGGCGGCATACCTTGCAGGGTTTCAAGCAAGCGGTGAAGGCTACAACGGGGAATACCCGTTTGGAGATCACAACCGAAACCCCGAGCATGATCCCGTGTGGTGCAAAGACCGAGACAACAAAATCACTGCCATCAAGCAAGCTATTGACAATGCTACGCCACTGGCAGCACAGCCAGCACCTGACTACACCAAAGACGAAGCATTGGACAAGGCGCTGGAGGCGTTGGAAATAGCAAACAGCTTGATTGATAACTACTACATTCCGAAAGGAAAAGCATGTCTACCTGAGATTGAAGAAGCCCTCACCGCCATCAAGCAAGCCCTTGCAGCACCTGTGCAGCCAGAGCAGGAGCCGGTCACGAGCATTAATCTGTTCGAGTTGGTTCGCTCTGCGTTTGACGCTGGAAATAAAAACGATTTTAAGGCTTTGGATAATTGCGAAAAGCAAGTTGAGCAGTTCATCGCCACCACCCCACCCGCAGCACCTGTGCAGGAGCCTTTTGAATACTGGAACGCAGTTGAGGGTTGGGTAAAGATTGACGAGGTGCGTGAGCACTTTGATTCGGTTGGTTGCGGAACAATTTACAAAACTTCTGGTGATGGCCGTGTGCCTCTTACCGCAGCACCTGTGCGACCTTGGGTTGGATTGACGGATGAGCAAATTAATTTGTTTATCAATGGCCGAGGCGATGAAGATGATGATGATTATGTAGAGCCAACAGGTGACGGTTTTGGGATAACAGATGCCGACCTTGTGAAATTGGTTCGCCGAGCCGAAGCCGAACTAAAAAAGGAGAACACATGACCGCCATACTTGAATTTCTCAAGCGTTGGTTTACCCCTGTACCAAAAGCAGTCACTGACGAGCATTGTCCTTGGTGTGAAGGCCTAGGCTATGACAGCAGCGGGTTCACCTGCCCATGTTTGAGGGAGAAGAAATAATGTTTTATGGACAATGTAACGATTGTGGACAACGCTGGGAGCTTGGCACAGCCCGCACCTGTATTTGCGAAGCAGCACCTGTGCAGGAGCCTGTGGCGTGGATTAGTCATAACGCTGGCCTATATCACTTTAAACCAGATGAATCGCTTGACCCTTTGCCCCTTTATCTTGCCCCACCCGCAGCGCCTGCGCCCAAAGGCATGGTGTTGCTGCCAAAGCGCATGACGCAAGCGATGCGCGATGTTACCGATCAAGAAGACTGGACGTGGGAAGACTTACTTGCAGCAGCCGAAGCGATCACAGAAGACGAATACGCCGAGATTGCAGCACAGCCAGCATCTGAACTGCTGACGGATGAGGAGATTGAAAAAGCCTGTGTTCCGCTTGGTGCGGGAATGCTGTCTTTTACAGAAGTCGCCCGAGCCATCGAAGCCAAATTAAGGAGCAAGAACACATGAACATCACCATCTACACAAAATCAGGTTGCCCCAACTGCGTCACAGCAAAGCGTTTGCTGGACAGCAAGGGGATTGGGTTTGAGGAATTTAGTGTTGACGCTCCTCACATCATGGACTTTTTCCAGAAGACTTATCCGGAAGCCCGTCAGATGCCTCAGATATTCATCAACAACCAGCGTGTCGGTGGGCTGGCTGGACTGCAAGCGGCGTTGAAGGAGTTGGGGCTATGAAAATTCATTTAAGTGAAAAAGAATTTTTGGAGGCTGAGATAGAGCGGCTGGAGCACAACATTGAAGTGTTGATGAACGCACTTTTCAAAGCCTGTGGCGATGACGCACAAGTGGTTGAGGCAACCATCGAATCGCAAGGAGAACTTAAATGACTGAATACAAATTCCAAATCACGCCAGAACTAGACTCTGATTGGAAGTGTTACTTGTTTGGTAACAAACCTGAGGGCCAAGGCCTAATATATTCCCCGGCAAAAGGTCAAGTACCTAACTGGTTTGTTCGTTGGATGATGAAGATATGCCTTGATTGCACATGGGTAAAGGAGAAGAACAATGGATAAAGACACTGCTTTGAAGCTGGCGCTGGAGGCGTTGGATGCGGCGCTTAGTGATAATCAGCCTTACATCGATAAAAGCAAAAAAGCCATCACCGCCATAAAGCAAGCCCGTTCAGCACCTGTGCAAGAACGTAACTTTTGCGAACGATGCGGTAAACGTCTTGGTAGCGGCATCCACACCTGTACCCCACCCGCAGCACCTATGCAAGAGCCTGTGGAGTTCTTTGACTGGTACGACAACGCGCACTGGGGCAACGAAGACTTTAAAGAGGGTTGCCACAGATCGTGGAATGCCGCAATCAAATACACCACCCCACCCGCAGCACAGCGGCAATGGGTTGGGCTGACGGATGAGGAGATAGCTATGGCTTGGCCTTATGAATTAGGACAATTAGAGAAACAATTTGCCTTTAACTTAGAAGCCAAGTTACGGAGCAAGAACACGTGAGAAAGAAAAGCAAATACAAACCTAAACCAGTTATGGTTGACACTGTTAGCTGGGTGCTGGCTGGACTAAAGCCAATAGCAAGTGCTGGTGATGCTGTTGTCGTTCTCAAGGCAAAGAATCATTCAGCACTGACAGAAGTTGTGCAAGGCCGTGGAAACAGGGATCAGATTGATGTGCTAATTCACGCTTTAAACGTCTGTGAAGCGTTTGCAAGGCATGGCAAGGGCAAGGACTGGTTGCCAGAGATTACAGAGGCGCAAGATGCCCTGTATGACATGGCAAAGCGTGGCGTTGAGAATGAACGGTTTATATTCCGTGGGCCAGAGATGCAAGCCGTAAATCTTGCAATGGATGTGCATGATGTCCAGCTAGAGCAAAGCACTGTGCAAGAACTGGAAAAGATGACCGCTTTTGTTATGAAGCAGATCATCTTAAAGAAGGCAAGACCGATTGTCAGTACGATAGAACGTCAAAGTATGCCAGAGCAAATGCTGCTAACGTGAGGCCAAGACCGATTGCCAAGGTGATGTCTGCGATTGTTTCTTTGTTCATGATGATTCCTTTGATGGGGCCAAAGCCCCAATTGATTGATTAACGGCGCACCCATTTAGTGACATAGCAAGCAACGCTTGACCCATACAAAACACGAACTTGCTTGTGTGTGCTGTTCTTCTTGTCAAAATCTTTTTGGCGAGCTTGCTGGATGGCTGCAAAAAACACTTCCGCTGAAACTGGTTTGCCTGACAAAAAGAATTTTTGTTCGTCATCATGGTTTTGCCATTGGCTGGCCCAAACCCAATTGCTTTCTTCTACTGTGTGACCGTTGCTGTAAGTTGTTGCATAGCGTTTCATGTTGTTGCTCCGTTGCGTTGTTGATGGCTCAATTATCAACTTGTCCACAAAAAATCCTATTAGGACAAACCCTAATAGACAATTTGAAAAAACCGTGCTAGTGTTGTAAAATGCTGTTAACTGGAGAACACTATGGGTGGCTTGCTTGGTACAGAGCTTGAAATCTCAATCGAGATTGAAGAAGCTGAAGAATCAAAATTTGATGAGGCTGAGAACGCCAAGACCATCAAATACATGGAAGAAGCGCAGATGTACGGTCCTAAAGACCCGTCCAAGCCTTCCAGCGATTTCTGGCGTGACCTTGCCAACTACTGGCGCATTGCTCCAGATCAGGCCAAGCGCAAGCTGTGCAGCAACTGCGAATACGGTGATGACAGCCCTGAAACCAAAGAGATGTATGGCGACATGGCTATTTATTGCAAGAAGTTTGAGTTCGTCTGCGGAGAGGGTAAAACCTGCAAACGCTGGGAATCAGCAAAAGAGGAAGACTGACATGGGAACTACGAACACCACTCCAATGACCTCCAAAGAGGCTAAGAAGCTGGCTGAAAACGCCCGTAAACAGGCCGAATCCAAGGGCTGGCAGTCAATGGCTTACAAGTTCTCTGTTCCGAAAGGCAAGAAATGAAGATGAACAAAAAAGGCGAAGCCAAGATGGGCAACGTCTTCAATCTTTAGAACTTACGCCGCAAACAGGAGCATCAAAACGAGATCAACTGCTTGCTTCTGAATTGTCAAAGATTGACGAATTAAGCAGATACAAGCAAGGCGGCGAATGGTCAAGCGGTAATTTTTATGAAATAGACCTGCCTGATGAGCAAATTGCCAAAATGCTTGATTTTGATAAGCCGCTATCTGGTCAAAGCCAAGAAATACAAGCACTTGCTAAACAATATGGATTGCTAGATGCTGACCACATGGGCGGTGATTTAATCGCTGCTATGGGTGCAAAGCTACCCGCTGGTGCTGAATCGATGCGTCAAGCTGGAGTTCCGGGTATACGTTACTTGGATCAAACCAGTAGAGATGTCAATCAAAACTATGTTGTGAACATTAAGGATTTTGGCGGGTACGACTTTCCTACATTGAGTGAGGCAAACGCTTTTATGAAAAGCAACCCTCAATATGAAATGAGCTTGATTGAGCCTCAAAAAACTACATCAAACTTTGTAGTCTTCCCCGGCAATGAAGATATGCTTACAATCCTCAAGCGCAACGGTGGATTGCTAGATTAACCCGCGGATGTGAGTCTGCACCAACCTTGACCAACCTACGGGAGTCAAACAAGATGAATAAACAAGCCGAAAATAACAAAGGCCGTCCTAAAGGATCACCGAATAGGGCTACGGCTGACGTAAGGGCCGCTATAGCCGCTTTTGCGGAGGGCAACGCACATAAGCTCCAAGATTGGCTTGATCGCGTTGCAGACGGTTCTGGAGGCAATAAGCCTGATCCAGCCAAAGCCGCTGATTTGTATCTCAGGGCTATTGAGTACCACATCCCCAAGC